CGGCATACCTCTTAGCGAGGTAGCCGTCGATCTCACCATCCGCATCCTCGATAGCCGCTTCGATTATGGGAGTGACAAGCTCCTCGCGCTGCGCGGGATCTTCGACGAAGGTGTCCCCGATGATCGCGTTCAAGGCGTCATCCTTAAGCATTTCCCTGACTTCAGCCTTTGTGCTGTAGCTCACACTGTCTCCTCCCTTCGTTTAGTGCTGCTTCCCTTATTCGCCGGTGGTCCCATCAGATCCGTATGCCATTTGCCAGAAGCCGAAGCCAGCGTTCCCGCGGGAGTCAACACCATAGATATACTTGTTGCTAAAGAAGACGTTATCGTCTTTTTCGTCGGTTTTGGCGACGAACTTCGCCTTCTTGCGCTGCTGGTAAATGAGAGGTTTGATGGGCTTCTTGGTGCAGAGCAGGAACCATGCGGTATCATTCCCGGCAAGCTGCGAAGCCATAAGAGGAGTCGCGGTACCCTGCATGGTGTTCTTTGTTCCGTTGATCTGATCGGCGATCAAGATGTCGCGGGCGGTAGCATCCAGGGCTGGAGGGACGACCATAGTGTCAGGGACAAGGCCCAAAGGCTGACCCTTGCTGTTAGTGAGGGACATGATTGCGGCGCGGGCCGCGATGTATGCCTCCATGCTCAGTTTTGCTGTGCCCTTGTTTGAAACATTCTTCTTGCCGACCTTGTGAACGTCTGAGAAGAATGCTTGTCCGTCATAGCACTTCTCTGTAAAGCCATTCTTGAGCAACGCAAAGACGAGCTGATCGGGATGGAGGGCGGCAGACTGCCCGAGCATCTGGATGGACGGGTTGTAGAGGCCGATCTTGTCGTCCTCAATCGCGTTGCGGGGCACGCCCACAGTGAGCTCAAAGTCCTTATTCTTGATGGTGTAGTCTGAGCCGCTCAAGTTTTGGACTTCACGGTCTCCAATCCATTCACGCATCCCGGGAATATCACCGAGCCATGCGTAGGTTTCGATGTCTGTTGTCGAAGGGGTAACGGTTGCGATCTGTTCATAGATCGGCTTTTGCTCCTCAAACGCCTTATTAAACAGGGTGTTGAAGGCGATGTATATGCCTCTCAAGTTTTGAGAACTGATAATCATAATTATTTATCCTCCTTGTCGTAGTGGTTGACGGTTACACGCCTGTCGGGACAGTTATACCGGAGCCGATCTCCACGGCGACGCCTTCATCGTCGACCCGGATGACACGCCCGGCGACGGAGGCCCCGGTAGCAAGGGCAGTTACGGTCTGATCATCTTCAATATAGCAAGGCTTTAGCACATGAGCGGCAGTAACTTTGTTCACCTCGGTTGCGGTGTTATCATATACGAACACGCCCCTGGAGACCTTGATGGCGAGCTCACCGTCTGCTCCTTTGTTTTCGACCGTCTCCTCAGCCCGGCCCGCTGCGGTAAGACTTTCCGCCTTTGCCCCAGGCACTGCAAAACCGTCCGCGTCCAGGGCAACGATTGCACCCTGGTATATTGTGCAGTTTCCCTTTACAGGGATAACTAAATGCTTTGCGCCGTTGGCAATCTCAACGGTGTCTCTTACGTTTATTAATGGTGCCATTGTGTTTTACTCCTTTCCATATTTTTTGAGATCTTCTTCGGTGATGCCGAGCTGCTTGCAGACAAGCAGCGTTGCCTCGTCGGGTTTGTCGTCCTTGAGTGTCTTGATGTCTTCGAGCTCGATCTCGCCAATTGGAACGACTTGGGGAGCCTTCTCGACAAATGAAGCGAAGCCCTTCGGGTCTGACAGGGCGTAACTCTCTGCCCATTCCTTCTGTGCGGGTGCGATCTTGCCGGACTTGAGCGCCATCAAAACGGCATCGTCGGCGTCGCGTTTTGCGTTTCGCTGCTTGAGAGTCTTGAGCTCTTCGATGACGTTGACTCCGTTGATCTTTCCGCCCTTGAGCTCCATGATCTTAGCTAGTACCTCGTCGGCGGGAGCTCCAGCCTTGAGATCCAACAGCTCACAAACTGCCTTGTTCGCGACGATCTTGTCGCCGTTTTCACCCGGGACAGCTTTCGTTGCTGCGGCGTCCTTGAGGATCTTTGCCTCGTCGACCAGTTTAACGAGAGCCTCAATGACCTGGTCTTCGGTTGCTTCCTCCCCGAGCCCGAGGAGCTGCGCTATCTTTTTGATGAGATCCATAATGATTTTTCCTCCTTTTTCATCATCGTAGTTGAGAGAGTTGACGATCGGAGTCATGCCCTCGATCGCCGGAGTATTGGTAAGGGCCAGCGAATGAATGCCCGTTGCCTTGCTGTCAGATCCACGAACAGCGATCACTGGAGAGAGGTAGCGATATTCTTTGTTCTTGAGGTACTTCGTGGCTGCAGGCGTCCACTCGACGCGGGCTGCGATATTACCATCTCTGAGAATCAGTTCCTTTACCCATCCTGCGGCGGGAGCCTGGACCCCTTTGAGGGTTTGGTGTTCGTAGTCGATAACAAGGTCGACTCCCCGCTGTGCGATCCGCGCCTTCATTTCACGGTAGCTCTCCTCGTCAACGTCAAACTCACCTTTTGAGCTGATGACGTGGCCGAGAGGAAGGACTGAGATGATCTCCGGGGCTCCCGATACCTCCACATCACCGCCTTTGAGTGTTATGTATCCTTTCATTTTTGATGTTCACTCCTTTGGTAGTTCTTAATTCCCCCGTTAGTAAGCGTTATAACGCCGTTAGTTTGCGTGTATAGTTTTGCCTGATAGATAAGTCTTCTGGCAGACTCTCAGGAGCTTTGAACGGGGTTATTCTTTTCCCGTCGTTTGTACGCCTTTACAAGCTGCTCAGGGTATCCTTTCATGTCCGGCGTGAACCGCACCTTTGCCGGGTTGGTCGAGAACTGCGGATCTGGCATAATATTTACGAAGCGCCCGTCCTGCAGCTCCGCCGCCCTGGGCGTCTCAGTTTCTACCTTGAGGCCCCGCTGCTCGACCTGTCGCTTCGAGAGTGACCTCACGGTGCAGCGGCAGCGGAATCCGTTCGGCGGATACCATGTGTCCCATATCGGCGAATCTGCCGGGAAGACTTTCCTATCCATCGCGAGATGACTCGGTCGGGTGTGAGAGTCGTTGACGGCGTCATACTGCCAGTAGGGGCGAGCCTCGAGGATGCCCGGCTGTGTAAGCTGCTCGTAGTGCCCCACGCTATAGGCCGTCTGGATGTTCGTGCGGAAGATGTTGTCGGCCTGTAATGAAGAGATTCCCTCGTAGCCTTCCGCCTTGAGGAACTCGTTCATGTTGGCTTTGAACTCCCCGAGCGTGTTGCCCTCCTTGATCGCGGCAAGCAGCTCGTCATAGAACCGCTTGAGGATTTGTGCCTTCGTGTAGCCGCTGACCGTAAAGGCGAGTCCCCGGTACTTCTCGGCGATCTTGTAGAACTGTGACGCCGTGACCGGAATGCGTTCCTTGAAAAAATCTGCCGCCTCCTCAAAGGTCATATCCTTCCGGGTGAAGATGCTGTCGATGTCATTCATCTCCATGCACCCGCCCCTCAAGGTCTGCATATGTCATTACCCTTTGAAGCAACTCCTCGACGTTGGAGACGTCCATCGAATCGTAGATCTCGGCGACGACCTTGTCGTCCTCCATCATGTCGCAGAGCTCCTCGAGGCTCCCGGCCTTCTCAATTAACTTAAGAACCGGGGCGAACGCCTTCTTGAATGTTCCCGCGCTTTTGCGGACGGCGGCATCTGCCAGAAGGTCGACGCGCTGTTGTGTCCCGGGAGGAGGATCTTCCTCCTTTAGGGAGAGCTGCCGGACCCCGGGCGTCGGCTCACTCTTGAAGGGGAAAGTCCCGGCCCCATAAGAGGGCATCGCGATCTCCTCGTCAAATTCTGGCTTCGGGATGCTGAATTTCTTGTAAAGGTATGAAGTCGGTATCTTGAGCCCGGTCTTCTCGATCAAGGTACCGATGATCTCTGCGGTTTCCTTCAGGTCTCCGGCCTCTTCGCAATCATAGCGGAGGTAGGGGATTCGTCTGTCTTCCCCAAAGTTATAGAGCACCAAGGGGCGGATAAGGAACCGACGCAGCGTTGAGGCAATGGCCTTGCAGTCGGCCACAGTGAGATCGTGCCGAACTTCATCATGCGTTTTGCTCTGTGCATAGCTGCCGCCACCCGAGTCCGAGGTAAGTGTCTGACCTAGTATTGCCTTACTGATCTGCTCGTCGCAATACCGGGCAAGGCGTTCGTATAAGTCGGTTGAGTTCATCTTCTCTGTGGTTATAAACTCGATCGTCGTGCCATCCGGGATGATACCCGCCGCATCCGCACCGATCTGGACGAGTGCCTTCATGAGTGCCAGTTTGTCTTCCTCGCTTGCCCCCGGCTGATACTTACCCAGGCGGAGAGGGAGGCCGTAAATCTCGGCGAAGCTGATCCAGTCCTTGACATCATAGTTCTTGAACAAGTACATCCAGGCCACGACCCGAAGTACTCCCGCTCGTGACGGGTGCCCGCTGCGGGCTTTATATCTGTGTAGAATGAACTTATTTTGAGGGAGCATTATCCCCTCGGGGTGTTCCGCTGTACGAACTTTGAAGGAGTCATAGATAAAGTCCCAAAAGAACCGCTTTTGATGCCGGGAACGAATATCCTCGATGACGATATGCCCTTCGTCATATCCCCATATGATTTCCGATACGGCGAAACCTTTGCCGATCGCGTCTAGGAGATCTATCTGGACATCCTCAAAATTTTCTATGCTGTTGATCTGCTCCTGTACGAACTTGGCGATCTCCTTGTCCCGGAGATCGTCACTGTCGAACGGAAGGATCTCGTAGTCGAGGCCCGTGACCGCGTTTTTACGGGTCTGAAGCTGTGAAAATAAATGAGGGTCTTTTTCCTCCATCTCCTCAAAAAGCTCCATCTGCCGCATGACATCGCCTGAGTCTGCCTCCCGGAATATCTCCGCGAGCTTGACAGGGGTAAGCCCGTTTGAGGGATACTCACTGTATTTGTCCGTGACCTGAGCGACGGCAATCTCGCTCAGGTCGGGTCTCTTGCGGGGCGGAGTCTTGGGGCTCCGCTGCTGTGGTTGCTGATTGTTTCGTTTATCCTTTGCCAATGTGTCCCACCTCCTTAATATG